CGGCAGAAATATGGTCACAAATGGAACCACAACAAAAGGTTCAGTTTGCTAGCTTTGAAGCTTTCTTTCAAAGTGGTATTTGGAAACAAATTTTACAACAGTTGCAACAAGATCAATCAGGAATCCAATCTCAAGCTCCAGAAATGATGATGAGCGAGAATGTTAACATGAAAGAGCAAATGCCTGGTGGCGGAATAGCTGATGTTGACATGAGAGAAAAAGTTGCAATGGCAGCCAACGGTGGTTTGATGGGTCTCTATAACAGAGGGATGTAGTCATGGCTAAAGTAGCTATACAAGGTGGTGTAGATAATTATTTAGGTAAACAACCCCAAGTTGTTGCTCCAAGAAAATGGAAATCATCACCGGATAAACCAGAAACAGAATTAGCTTACATTACCAAAGCAGAAAAAGATTTAATCATTAAAGAAAATATTCATGGTGGTTTAGAAGGTGGTCCTAATATGGGTCCATCAGGAATTATGTCACTAGATAGTTTTGGTGATGCTGGTGGTGGCGGCGCGGCTGGCGGAGATACGGATGCGGGAGGCGGATATGATGGAGACAAGTTTGGTGGCAGTAGTCAATATGATTATAGTACAAATGTAAGTACAGCTCAATTACCATCAGGAGTAACAAGTGGTAGTTCTAGTGTTAATACAAAAAAAGATGAACAGAAAGCTAAAAAAGAAGCTAGAGATTTTAGACAAAATAAATATCTTCAAGGTTATAGACCTGTAACTATTGGTGATAAAAGAAACGCTTACAATATTAATTATAGACAAAAACAATTAGCAAGATATCAAAAAGCTAAAATAGATGAACTAAATGCTAAGTTAAAAGGATTAAAAAATTTTGATGGTTACTACGGAGATACAGAAGAAACTTATGGTGATTTTATAAAAGGGTATGCACCAAGTATTACAGAGTTTGGACCAGACGGAACTGGTAAATATAGTCAACAATTTATAAACGATGTGTTGTCTGGTAAAAGACAACCACCAGAATCGTTTATGGAAATAGATGTAGCAAGTGTGCCTGGAATTGTTCCTAAAGGTTTAGCTATGGGAGCAAATTTTATAGGAAAAAAAATGGCAGGTCCAACAACTTATGAAGAATTAATGGATATTTATTCTGATAATAAAACTGGTAACAGTTACATAGGTGCTAGAGATTTTGATATAACTAAATCTAACGCAAAAGATATGATGGAAATATTTGAACCTAATAGATTTCAAATGTTATATGGTAATGATGGTGGTAGCGGTGAAGGTCAAAACCAACAACAATACATACCATATCTTTCTGACACAGGAACTACGGAAGATGACGATAAAGAATTTCCTTACAGATTAGGATACGGACAAAAAGTTGGTAGAGATGTACGACTTGGATACGCAGCTAACGGTGGCAGAATTGGTAAAGCTTTTGGTGGTATCATGGATACTGCTACAGGAAGAAAAAGATATTTTTTAGGTAGTGTTGGAGATGCTATTGGAGATGTATTTGGTGGTGTAGCCAAAGCAGCAGGAAAAGTTTTAAAAAGTGATGTTGGTAAAGCAGCACTAGCAGGAGCAGCTTTTATGTATGGACCAAAAATGTTTGGAGCTACAAAATTAGGTGGTTTAGGTGGCTATACACAATTGATTCCTAAAATGGCTAACAATAAATTTTTAAGTGCTATGTTATTAAATAAAGATCAAGATGGTTTTAATCCTTTTAAAGTAGCAGGTCTTTTTGGTTTAGGTGCATCAGCTTTTATGCCTACTAAAGTAGATCAAATGCCAGACGGCTATGGCGGGGGTAAAATGATTGATCCGTTAACCGGAGAAGAAGGAACACCAGCTAGTATGAGAGCTAATATAGAAAAAGCTAAAAAAGCCGCTGACGGAGATCCTGATAAATTAGCAGCGTTAAACCAAAAATATAACAACATGTTATTTACTAATTTACCTTATCCTCAATATGGTTTGTATTCTGTTGGTGGAAGAGTAGCTGCTCAAGAAGGTGGGCTCATGGACCTTGGAGGCATGGAAAAAGATTATAGAGCTGAAGGTGGATTTGTACCAATAGGTAGAGAAGAAAAAGCAGATGATGTACCTGCAAGACTAAGTGTAAATGAATTTGTATTTACAGCTGATGCTGTCAGAAATGCTGGTGGTGGAGACATAGATAAAGGTGCAGAAGTTATGGAAAATATGATGAAAAATTTAGAAAATGGTGGTAGAGTATCTGAGGAATCACAAGGAAACACTGGCGCTCAAGAGATGTTTAGTGTATCAGAGAGAATAGGAGAAGTAATTTAATGGCAATAACAGAAACACGTAGTTTACCACCAGAATTTGTATCAGATTTAGGTAAAGATTATTCAGCGCAGTTAACAGGTTTAACTTCTCAAGCATTAGATACAACAAAATTTCAACCAATGGTTGCTCCTCAAGACCAAGCAACTAAAGATGCTTACTCATTAGCTACAACTCAAGGTACAGGTATAGGAGCGTACGCACCATACTTAACACAAGCTGGACAATATCAAACAGGTACAGGAACGTTTGCAGGTTTACCTACAAACATGAGAGGTGCGCAAGATTTAACAGGTCCCGATGCTTACAAAGATTTTATGTCTCCGTATCAACAACAAGTTATTGATGCAACATTAGATAGTTATGATAAACAAGCGCAAGCTGGTATAACTGGAATAGGTTTACAAGCAGCTAAGTCTGGAAACTTAGGTGGTGGTCGTGAAGGTGTTATGAGAGCACAATATCAAGACAAATCAGATATGAATAGAGCATTACTAGAAGCAGGATTATTACAACAAGGATTTGGTCAAGCGCAACAAGCAGCTGATAGAGCATTTACACAAACACAACAACTAGGAGCTGATCAACAAAGAATGGCTCAACTAGTTCCAGGTTTACAAGGTGGAGATATTTCAACGTTGGGTCAAGCTGGGCGCGACCAACAATTATATCAACAATCTATTCTTGATCAACAAAGAGAAGCTAACAGACTTGCAGCTTACGAACCATACGAAAGACTTGGTTACATGGGTGCTGGTATGGGTAACGTTATGGGTGGTGCTATGGGTCAGTATCAATCACAAGTTACACCTAATCAATCGCCGTTGCAGCAGGCGTTAGGAATAGCTTCACTAGGATTG